AATCTTAAACCCTGTGTCGTTAATTACAGTTACAGTCCAAACATCGAATACACGATCTCCGGCAACCTTCATTTGGCGCCCACGAAATGGAATTGTAATTGTACCAACTGAAGAGGCTGGTAATTGAGCCGCTTCACACATAAAAGATGCAAAGTCTACATCTAAATTAACACCGAGACCTCCACGTGGATTTGCAAGAGTTACCTGGAATAGGTTACCTCTAGCTCCGCCACCAGCAAGTCTAGCTTTAAATTGATCTACTGAACCTAATGCCATTTTTTATCTCCTTACACTGTGCCAACGACTTCTTCGAAGTCAACACCAGATCTTACGGCTACGAAGTTCAGAGTTACGTAGTTGATTGACCGAGCTGGCTTGATGAAGATATTAGCGATGAATTCATTTCTATCAATAACTTCTGGTGTATTGACTGTTTCATCAGCAACAATACGGAAGTCAGTGATACCACGACGACCTTTGACATCGCGAAGAACCGGTTCAATAATATTTACGAATTCGGCCCGAGTAAACTCATCGTTGAATTCAAACATTACGCCTTCGGCTGCTCTTGCAATTGCTCTTTCAAGAACAAGGAAGAGTCTACGAACATTGATTCTATCAAAAGCAGAAGGTCTATTAAGGAGAGTCTTATCCCCGAAAAGAATAACCCCAGAACCTTGAATATTTACAATTGGGTTAACACCAGCTTTGTAAAGAGTATCACGGTTAGTTTTATTAGGGTTATAGGTAATACCTGTTACACCTAAATATTGCCCACGTTTAACACCAGCTGGTGAGAACCATGGAGCAGCATTTCTATCAGTTTCAGCCATGAGACCAGCTGTAGATGATGCGGCAGGAATTTCTAGATACTGATCATTGAACTTATCATAAACTTTTAAGAAGTTTCCATCCATAATTAGATAAGAAGACTTAGTAAAGTTACCAGCAGTTGTAACTAAGTTGTTGGTAATTGTTGTTTCGTTATTAATACCAATAACATCATTTCTAGCTGGTGATGTAACAACAACACAATCTTTACGTGCAGTCGCAATTGATGCAAGATCATTAACAACTGTAGTTTGCGCTGATGTGGCAACCAATGATGGAGCAATTAAGAAATCAATTTCAACAGCATCTTTATCTTCAAAAAGATCAAAACCTGTTGCGTATTCTGATGCAGTAAGAGTATAACTATAGAATCCATCAGCAAAATCATAATTGGTAATAGGTACACCCGACACTGCGTAATTCTTATTTGTGCCTGGTGTTAGGTTATCTCCAGCGTTTTTAGCGTCAAATGCAGAATCAAAGTTTGTTAAATAGACATACTGTGAACGTGTATTAATTACATCTTTTACGTAATTAGTCGTTCCATCTGCATTTTTTGAGTTTCCTGCCAATGACACATATGGGAACGCTTCAAGAACTGTTCCTTTTGTACCAGTGAACTCGCCGTTTTTATCGACAATTGCGATGTGTACTTCTGTGGAAATACCGTTACGGGCTGAATCATAAGATGATGTGCTTGGTGCGCCATCAAAAGATGATTTATAGATCCAGTCTGCGAAACTTGATCCGCCTGCTGAATCTGGCGGACAGATAGAAACTCTAAGTGAGTTGCCTAAATCGCCTGGATATTTAGCAATGAATGTTTGACCACTATCGAATGTAGTAATGTCAAATGCTGGTTTGTTGTTAACAGCTTTTGCAACTGGATCTACTCCAGTTTTATGAGTCTGAGCATTTAATGCTTCGTCTGTTGCTTCTCTAACAACGTACAGCGAATTTGAATAGCGCAAGAAGTAACTTGCGTTATGAAAATCTTGTGCAGTTGATGCGGTTAGATTTGGAGCGCCGAATGTTTGAATTAGTCCTGCTTCATTAGCAACTAAGACTCTTTCGCCAACAGGCCCCCATCTAAAGTTTCCTACAATTGCGCCTGTAGAGGTCTGCACATTCGGTACTCCGCCTGTGAGATCAATCTCTTTTACGACTACTGCAGGAGATGCTGATGGTGTAAATAATGCCATGTGCTTTCCCTTTTTAGGTTCAGATTATACGATACATAATACGGTGTTTTTCAATTTCATGTATATTTATAATTTAATCAAACTTAACAAACCACTCAGGTTTTTCATTATCTAATGACTCAATAAAATCTGATCCATCATCAATAAATCCAAAGGGTACTATATCATCAGCAATATCTTGCATTTTTTGTTCGAACAACATTTGTTTTAGATCAATATCAGTCATATCACCAAAAAATTGTGTTGTTGCAAAATAACCAAACATAACTAAGTTCATCATTAAATCGTCATGATTACCATCAGAAGCTTCAAATGATTGACCACTAGAAGTAAATGTTGAAATTTCTAAAATAGTATTTTCATCAACGATATCTATTTTATAATTTTCTATAATATCTTTAATTGCAGAACAGCCTAACCGTTTTACTTTACGGTTCATATTGATACCTAAAGCATTTGATTTAACAGTTGATTCTACGTGCATATTCTCATATTCTAAATCATGATATAATCCATTACAAACTACAGCGCCTTGATCATTTGATTCTATAACAACATATGCATTATTATAAGAAACCGAATACTTATATATAATGTTAGGGAAGAGTATTGGAGAGATAGTATTGCGGCGATAAACAGCTACTTGCTCAAATGGACTAGTACTAATATCGATCAAATTAAAAGTAGAATAATCCTGTCCTCTTCCCTTACTTACATCGACTGTCATAATATATTCATGACCCTTTAAAGGCTCTTTGTATATTAATAGGTCTCCACCTTCCATTACTTTAATTGGATTTTTTGCTCTAAGTTTCATTAAAACTTCGGCATTAATTAAAGTATCACCAGTACCGAAAAAAGTATTTCCAAACTCCTGGTCAAATTGTAATTGACTGGTATTTGATATTGTTTGATTTTTCCATTCTTCATCTCTTCCAGGAACATCAAACCAATCAACTCTAAAAGATTTAAATTCATTTACTTTTTGTTCTGCGCCTTCCCATATCTTATAAAACATATTACCAATACCATTAGCGGTAGAAGTAATAATTACTTTTGTATCTTTACCAGAAGATACAACTGGATATGTGGACGTATAAAACTCAGTCGCGCGCTCCACAAAAGCAAACTCATCTAAATACAATAAATTAACAGACATACCACGAATAGAGCTGCCTGAAGTTGCTGCCGCCATAATTCTAGAATTATTAGAAAATTCAATAGAACCCTTATTAAGTGCTTTACATCCAGGTTGTAAAAAGAATGGTATATTTTCAAGCATTAATGTAACACGTGCAAGCATCTCGCGTGCAGTTGCTCCTTTATTTGCAAGAATAGCAATTGTTTTTTCTGAATGAAATAGTGCAAACCAAAGTAAATACGCAACAGAGCTAATTGATTTGCCAGATTGTCGACATGCAAGAACAATAGAAAAACGGTTATTATTAAAATGGTCAAACATTTCGCGTTGATAAGGATATAGCTTAAATGGAACTAATCCTTTATCTAAGTGAATTACTTTAAGATACTTCTCGGCAAAATACGCTGGATCTTCCATGCATTTTTTATATTCTTTTAATTTTTCTGGAGTCCATTGCTCAGGAACTCCATCACGTTTGACGTTTGAATTACCGAGGTACGCTATCGTCTGTGGGAGTTGCATCAATTATATCACCTTGTGCCAACATTTTTTGAACTTCAGCTGTTGATAAAAAGAAATTATTTTGCTGATTTTCAACCTTTGGCTCATCTTTTCTGTCAAGCTCTTTTTGTTTTTTATTTAAATCCATTAATTTATCGTTAACGTCTGAAACATTTTTAATTAATGTAGATAAAACTTCAAAAGCTCGAGGATGCTCAGATTCTCTAGCAACTTGAATCATATCTTCAAGAGCATCTTTACCTTTTTCAATTAATTCGTAATACGTATCACGCGAATACTCATAATCTTGTTTAGATTTATCATCCGTCACTATCTGCACCATAGTATGTTCTAGTAAATCCAAAATCACTATCAGCTGAACCAATAGTTGTTAGTGGATCTGGGTTACTAATAATTGTTTCTAATCTTAAATCAGAATCAGCTAATCCACCACCAATATTATATAATCGCGAAGTTGTTTGACGGATAACATTAGCTTGACCAATACCACCGTGATATTGTACACGCATTTCAAAATCTAAATTATAGATAATTGTTCTGCGCGCGGCAACCTCTCCTTCAAAGTCATCAGTAAATCCAACACCAGCAATACTAACTGGGATATCTTCTCTAAATGATGGATACTCAGTACCAAAAGGAATCATAGTTAGAGTATATTGAGGATTAAACGTTGGTAATATTTGTTCAACAATTTGTAACGCGTCATCTTGAGATTTCGCGTAAATATTCAATTGAAAAGATAAAACGTATGGGACACCTGTAAACAATTTGTTACGTGCAGTAGTACTTGACGTCAACCCTTGAATATTATTCAACTTAGACAATTGGCGTGTAGTATCATATGCAATACTTGTAATCTCAAAAGACATTCTTGGGAGTTTAATTGCTACTTTTGTATCAGTATCTAAATTAGGATTTTCTCTAATTCTATCTAAATACTTTGACTTTGGTGCATACGATAATGGCACTTTTATCTGAGATATTCCACCACCACTACTATTTTTGCGCACTACATAAATGTCGTTAAACAGCCTTCCGAATGCTGCAACGCATTTTTTAGTTTTTTCGTGATAAAAATGTGCACCAAACATTAGCTGTTATAAATCCCTTGTAAATGGTCTTCAAATTCTTCTACTTTTTTTAGTCTATTAGGCCACAATATGTATTCTTTTTCTGGATTCTTTTTTAAATTATTTAAAAGTGGTATTACTGCATTATATAATTTGTCTAATTTCTCTTGTGCAGTCTTAGCTTCGGCTGCTGATAGTTCTACCTTTGCAGTTGTCTCTTGTACAGCTTGAAGTTCTTCTTCATTAACTGTAGTAAATCCAAAATCAAAAATATCATCACTCATTAATTAGGA